CTTGGTTTCATCATCAAAACGATTCACACAAACTTGAATTGCCTTTTCTTTATCACCAAAGATAGAGTAAGCACGAATGATGTGAACCAAACGACGAGTGCTGATCACTTCATCAATACCACCATCATAGAAGGTCTTACGGATAATGTCTGCCCAGTCACAGAGACGCATACAGAAGGTAGCATCATAGACACCCAGTTCCTCAGAAACATTCTTCAGGATCTTTTGTTCAGAAGCAACAGAAGGATACTCTTGCTCAAAGGTAACAGGAAAACGCTCAAGGAATGCTTCATTGAGCACATTGGTTCCAACAAAGCGACCATCATCAGATCCTTTGCCTTTGGTGTTTGCAGTGGCAATCACATTGAAACCTTCAGCAGGTTTGACCAGTTTTCCAATCTTCTTCAGGAAAACTCCCTTACCTTCAAGGATAGATTGCAGACACAAGATCTTATTAGATGCCAGATCAAGTTCATCTAAAAGCAGCACTGCTCCACGTTCCAGAGCCTCCACGACGGGTCCATTATGCCAGACAGTTTCGCCACCAACAAGACGAAACCCACCAATAAGATCATCCTCGTCAGTCTCAATGGTGACATTCACACGAATGACTTCCCTATTTAGTTGAGCACATGCTTGTTCAACACCAAAGGTCTTGCCATTGCCAGACAGACCAGTGATGAAAGTGGGATAGAAAAGACGAGATTGAATGATCTTCTTGATGTCACCAAAATTGCCAAACTTGACAAAAGTGGTGTCTTTCTGAGGAATAAGATTTTGTTCTACAGCAGGCAAAGCAGCAGGTGCATTATAGGTTTGTTCCAGTTTTTCTTGTACAGTCAGATTCCACTTACCATGACCAGACTTATAAGAAGCAAGTTTCTTAGTCACAGTTTGGTAGGTAGTTCCATTCATAGCACACCAAGCACGAACATCAGCAGTGGTGATGTCATCTCCATACAGTGCCTGGAGAGAAGTAACAATGTATTCAGTAGAGAGTGCCATTGATTGTTTTGTTCAACATTGATATTATAAACCCACCCCACCCTCAAAAGGGGATGGAGTGGACAGTGGATTGAGTGTCCTCAGACAATCAAATCAATAAATTCACCAAGAACTTTCTTATTTAGTTTTTTAGTCCTGAGAGATTTCTGAAATGCTGATTTGATTTGGGACTTAGTTGCATCATCTGCAACATCAAATTCTGATGATTGAGAAAGGGCACTGGAAGAAATACCAAAGTACTTTTCATATCCAGTGAATTTCATAGAGAAACTCTTCTGCTTCCTCCAAGATGCCATCAGAGCATCATATTCAGGACCAAGATTGAATCCACAATAACGCTTCATGAAATAACTTGCATCCCTCCCCTGAAGAACCCTGATTCCAATAAAGTTCACATCAGGAAACACATCATTCAGATCTTGGAGGAGAATACCAGTAAACAAATGATACTCAAAAGGAATCTTGAAAGTTTTTCCAGTTTTCCTGTTGCGATAGTAGTCATTGTAGGAATTGATGCGAATACATCCAACATAGGAATGATCAGAAGAACGATGGATGTTCTTACACTTGAGAAGATGACTTGCTTCACCATCAGTCAAAACAACACACTGAACCTTTTGGGTTTTGAATTGCTTCTTGAATAGAGGAATGATCTTATGGAGTGCCACCAGAGTTTCATTCAGAGGAGTTCCAGACAATCCAACACGAGGAGGACAGTGATACTGTTGATAGTGCTGAAGAGAATATGCAACCCTCCAGATATTATGCATCTGAGTATCAAGAATTTTACCAGAAACATCTGAAGTGAAGAACTCCATCAGTGAGAACCTATCATCAATGTAGAAGAATCCTTCATCTTTGTTGAAGTGAGGTTGCAGCATAATTGCTTTGCCTTCCTTATCATACTCAACCACATTGAACTCATAGGTGAAAGCATACACCTTGAAAGGAATACCAACCTTCTTACAGAACCACAGAAGATTATAGAGTTGCTTTAGGGTGTCCAGAAGAACTTCTCCCATAGAACCAGACCAGTCAAGAATAAAGATCAGACCATGGTTCTTACCATCACGAAGAGTGGTGATTTTCTTGAACAGGTCTTCATTGTACTTATAGGTATGAAGTTTGGAGCAGTCCAGAACACCAGTGCGTGCAGTGGTAGAGCGAGCATATGAATCTGCTGCTTTCTTACATTCAAACTCTTTGACCAGATAGTTGACTTCTTTCTGGGCAGATTTCTTGAATTGTTTGAACTGATGATCAACAAATGCAAATGCTTGATAAGGATCAATCATCTCACTGTCCTTCATAAAGTTGTCAAACTCAGTTTGAATATAATTGTGAACCTTTGCATTAGGGTTCACAATAGAACTCAGATTGACATCAGGAAGATGAATATAGTTGTTGCTGGTTGCAGTGGAATCAACCAAGTTCTTGATGTTGTCATTTAGTGCCTGATCAGTTTTGACATCAGGTTCTTCCTGCTCAACTTCTTCTTCCATTTGAGAAGTTGCAGAACCACCACTGGATTCTTCAACAGAAGATTCCTGACTCTCTTCTGTTGTTTCTTCTGACTGATTATCAGAAGTAGTTTCACTCATTCCAGAAGTAGATCCAGAAAGGTCAGGAGTTTCTGGGACAATATCTTCTTCTTTCTTACTATCACCCTTGCAATACTCATAGAGAACCTTTGCTGCTTCTTGAGCATCTTCAAAGGTTTCTGCATCAGCAACCATATTCAGAATATCCTTCTCCTTACCATCTTTGATGGGAACATTGATGAAGTTACCAATCTTGAACCACAGATTGATGCGGTCTGCCAGGTTCATTTCAGGGACATTTTCATTCTCAAGGCAGAAGAAGTCATCCTCATTCAACTCCTGATAACCCTTGTAGAAAGTTTTACCAAGACCTGCAAACTTACGCTTGATCAGTTTCTCAATGCGTGCATCTTCAGTCACATTGATGAACTGGTGAGGAACATCAACAGTAGGATCTTCATTAGGAGTATAGAGTGCGTGCCCAACTTCATGGGCAACCAACATATCATAAACACTATCACTTGCTTTCTGCCACATAGGCAGAGTCAACACACGACGATTGACATCAAAGGATGCAGTAGGAACCTGCTTGTTCTCAATGATTAGGTTTTCAGTTGCCAGCAACTTTGCCAGGTTGCCTTTGACTTCCAGGTTGACAGACATTTGACTTTTTCTTCTATAACACCATCATACAAAAAAGACCTCCCCTTTTGGGGAAGCCTTGTACCGCTTCTTGAACTGTTTCAGGCGTGCCTTCGCTTGCCTGAGTGCTTGTGGTTTTAGTTTTCTCTTCTGGTCTTTCCTTGAGTGGTGTTGCCAGTTGGGAACATTAGTCACGTTGCCTCCAGTCGTCTGTATCTTCTCTTCTGAACCAGTCTACTATCTCATCAGCACTTTGGAAACCCGTTCTGTGATTTGAAGGATCAGGATCTCCTAAGTCCATTTGGTTCATAAAGTCATCCAGGCTACCTTCTTGCATTTCTGGATTCATTGCTTGCCTTCTTGCCTTTCTTAGCATGGCACCAGCAGATCTATTTGCCTTAGCAAGTTTCTCTGCCCAGATCATATCCTCTAACTTTACTTCTTCCCCATTTACAATACGCTGACAGATAAACTCCATTCTCAAGCGATATTGTGTAGATAACATAGATTTTCCACTATCTGTAGTATTTAGATCATTCTTGAGAAACCTTTGACTTTCTCAAACTTGATCACATTGCCAAACTTATCTTCCATACCACTCTTGTGAGAGATGATAAAGATGTTGGCATCTGTAATCACATACCTGATGATTTTGAGAAACTCATCTGTCCCAAAACCATCCAGAGATGAATCAAATACTTCATCCATAATCAGAAGGTTGGTATTGACTGAGTTCTTATGTCTGGCAACTTCCCTCCAAGTGAAGAGAAGTGCCAGGTCAATACGCATTTTTTCTCCTTCTGAGAAGGATGAGTACGAGAAGTCCTCGTGGATTGGTGATTGAATTGTCTCATTGAACTCCTCATCAAGCGTGAAGTTGATGTAGAAGTCCATCATCTGCAAATACTTATTGACCTGCTGATTGATAAGGGGCAGATACTTCTTGATGATTTTGGTTTTTACTCCACCATCTTTGAGAAGATTGTAAGTGAAGTCATAGTAGGAAATATTATCCCTTTTATCAGCAAGGTCAGTGTAAGTTTCTTTGAGATTGGTTTTGAATTCTTCTAACTTTACATTCTCAGAATTTCTGTTTGCAAGGTTTTCGGCAATTGTTTGAATTTCAAGTTCAAGATTTCTGATTTGTTTTCTACACCCAGAAATCTTAATGTTGTTTTGAGAAATGCCATTCGTTAGTTTAGAGATCTCCTTAGATAGAGCATTGAATTGACGCTCTCGCTCTTCCTCCTCTTTAATTGCTCCCTCCAGTTCTTTATAACCAGATTGCAACTCCTTTGCTTTATTTTGAGCGTCTTCAATTCTATTTATTCTAAAGGTCTCATCAATGTCCTGAGTGCAGGTGGGGCAAACCCTATTCTCATTGAAGAACTTGTGCTCTTTAGTAATAGTAGATACTTTCTGGGAAATCTTTCCTTTTAGATTCCCTAACTTACGAAGTTTCTCTGTTGCACCAACATACTCATCCAACTTCACCTGAAGAGAATCAAGATCAGTTTGAATCTGATCACTCTCTTCTATGTAATTGCCAATTTCAGAATCCAGATTGGCAATCTTTTCTTTGTTGGCATTGATGTTGGCATTGCCACTGTTCTCAATTTCATCAATGAACTTCTTCTGCATCTCTACTTTGTCCTTGAGAGATTGTTTCTTCAATTCCAAAGTTCTGGTTTCTTCCTTGCAAACTCTGATCTTATCCTTGATAAGAGAGTTCATTGCAGAGAAGATTCTGATATCAAGAAGATCTTCAATGACTTCACGACGATTAGAGGAAGTCAATTGCATAAAGGGAACAAAAGTGCTGCTACCCAGAATCACAATCTGAGTAAATGACTTGTAGTTCATCTTCAGAACATTCTGCTCCAACCACTTCTGCTGATCCACTGCAGAAGCACTTTGATCCAATGCTTTACCATCTCTATAGATCTCAAAGATGGCAGGTTTGATTCCCCTTACAACCTTCCACTCAACATTGTTTACAGTAAACTCAATCTCAACTCTACAATCTTTCTCATTGATTGAGTTGACCAGTTGTGGTTTATTAATTTTCCTGAACGCCTTCCCATACAGAGAAAAGGTAAGAGCATCAAGGATAGTGCTCTTACCTGCTCCATTTGATCCAATGATCAATGTGGTTCCATTTTCTGTCAAGTTGACTTTGGTTTCGTGCTGTCCTGTTGAGAGAAAATTTTTCCAACTAATAGTTTTAAACAGTATCATATGAAATATCAGAGGGAGGAATCACAATGTCATTGGATGTTATTATTGTATAACGGTGTCCATGGATTTCGCAAGTTTTTATCATTAAATCGTCATCAATCTCCAGAACTTGCATCTCTGGAAATCCATTCTCTTCTTCCAACATCAGTCCATAACGAATGGCATCATCCTCCTCCTCAAAGATGTAGAGGACTTGATCCCCATCATCATCTGTTACTGAAAATGCACCTTCTTTTTCTTTTCCTGCAACTGTTAGAAGAAACATTAAACTAACTCACAAGCCTCTTGGTAGATATCTTTCAGAAGTTTTTGAACAATGGATTTGTCCAGATGTGTTTCTGATTCCTCAATATATCTATCAAGGATAGAAAGAGTATCTTCTGATTCATATGCCTCTGTTTCATCACCATACCAACCAGTGAACTCATGGTTCTCTACAACTTTCATCTCTGCTACACCAGCAGAATAAAGTTTGTCAATGAACTTTTCAAACTTGACTGTATCACTCTTCTTACGAACAATGACCTTTACAATCTTGTTTTCATATTCAGAAGCATTGAACAGTTGGTGATCATTGTCCTCATAATAGATGTTATGGAACAACTTGTAGGGATTGTTGACTGGTGTGTGCTCTAAAGTTTCAGTATCAAAGATATGAAAACCTCTGGTATCATTCACATCAGTCCAGAACATCTCATAAGGATTGCCTAAGTAAAATACTGTTCCATTGTCCGATCGAGTGTGGTAGTGACCAGAGAAGACCTTGGAGAACTTCTCAAATAGTTTGCTCTCAAGACCGTGGTCCATGACGATTTGACGATTAACTCTAAATCCTGTGAGCTCAAGGTGCCCCATCGCACACTTGCAAGATGTATTTTGAATAGATTTGATAGTACTCTCTTCGTTTTCTGCATTGATCCAAGGAATGAATAAGATATTAAGATTATCAACTTTGACTTCTGTTGGTGAAGAATAAACCTTTACATTTGAATACTCCCTCAACAGGAGATCAACTGCATTGATAGAGTTGGTGTTTTTGTAATAAGCATCATGGTTACCAACCATCAGATGCATATCAATTCCTCTTTCTTTCAGAGGATCAAAAACAACTCTCTGTGCCCAAGTCAGTGCTTTGAATTCAATACCTTTACGACTATCAAAGGCATCACCCATATGAATAACTGTCTTGATACCCTGTTCATCTAAGGTAGGGAAGAAGACATTCTTGTAAAACTGTTCAAAATAATCATGGAACAAGGTGGAAGATTTCCTTGCTCCATAATGTGTATCAGTGATGATTGCTACTTTCATCAATAGCGAAGTTTAGAGTGGACATTATCTTTGATGCTATTGTAGTCAGAGTAGTTGCCACTGTCAAGGTCATTAGCATCAAATACTTCATCAAAGTTAGTTTTCTCCAGGATCTTGTTCTTGATCTCTAACTGCTTCTTCTCTTGGGAGATCCTTCTCAGGAAAGCATAGTAGATGATTTGGGTGAAGTATGCAAATGGATTCTTGGACTTCTCAGGATTAAAATTATGAATATATCTCACACAGTTCTCAATACCATCACAGATCATATCATCCTTGAACATGTAGTTCACAAAGTTTGGTTTGTATGATAAGTGATTAGCAATCTTCAGAAAGCACTCTCCAATGTAAGAGGGAATCTGAGGTTTGGGTTTGTCATTTGCTTCTGCCCGCTTGACCTCAGCAAAATAGTTCTCAAGAGCTTCAAGAAACTCTTTGTTATTCACGTAGTGTTCAGAGTTTCTTCCTCTTTTCATCTGATTAAATCTTGGAGACAGCACTGACATAATATATCTTTATCTGATATTAGTATACCAGGAATTCAAATAGTTGACAAGTTCTGGAATCTTGAGTAGGATAGGTTTGTTCCTTTTGAAGATAAGTAATAGCTTGAAGCTTAGCTGTTATTAAAGATCTTCTCTAAGACCTCTTTTGCTTCAGAGACAGTAGAAATAAATCCCATCTCTTTACTTGGTTTGGTATTGTTACCATCTCCTTTGAACATCTTTCTAATGAAGTCCTGGTAATTGACAATCATTTCTACATCAGATGATTCACTCATAGTAAGAACATCACTCATGTCTACTATGAACATATCTTCTGTAGTTGTCTTCAACCAAGGTTCAAACTTGTACCCTGTTACTTTACCTCTGATCTTTACTTCCTCTACAACAATAGGATTAGATAAAATTAGTAAAGTTCTATCACCTTCATCAGATGCTGCTACTTTGGTAAAGATTTCATCACCACATTTGAATTTGATTGTTGCATAAAAATCATCTTCCATCATAAGCAATACTCCCTTTCTAATCTTTTATGTCAATAGAAATAATGTCATAATTGAACTGTTCTTGAACATAAATCTTGATTCTTTCAATAAAGTGATTCAATGTATAATTCTTTCTTGACCCTGTAGTAAGGTCATCAGCAATATCATATAATCTTGCTTTTACTTTGTCTTTGCCTTTTCTTAGGACTCTACCAATACTTTGTAAGTTTCTAACTCTTGATTTGGATGGAGAGGCAAAAATAACGTTGTGTAGATTCTTGATGTTGATACCTGTGCTGAAGGTTCCATAAGATGCAACAATAATTGCATCCTTCTCTTCCTCAGTAATTTTTCTTACAAGTTCTCTATCTTCAGCATCTACGCCACCATGAATGAAGAATACTTTTCTTTCACTGGTTACCTTGCTATTTATTATTTCAAAAAGTACCTTACCGTGTGCTTCTACTCTTGAGAAAAGAATAAGAGTATTACCTGTTAGATCAATAGCAAGATTAGTGATGAATTTGTTTCTTTTCTCATGACCAATGAGGAATTGAATTTCATCTTCATAAGTTTCAAACTTCTGTGGTTTGTACTTGAGAACTAAACACTGAATATCAAGAGTAGAGAGATGACCTTCATCAATCAGTTTCTTAGTTCCAGTAACTTTATATGATGGACCAAATAATCCTTCCAATACCCATTTGTGGGTTTGTGTTCCATCAAGTGTTCCAGTGAAACCATATCGATACTTAGCATGATGCAACTTGTCCATGATACCTATCAATGACTTGCTCTTGAACAAGTGTGCTTCATCTCCAATTACAACATCATATTCTTCAAAGAATGATCTATCTAAGTTGTAAACAGATTGCCAAGTTGTAATAGTGACTTCACTGGTATTGCTTCTATCTCTGCCAGCATAGATTCTGTGGCAGTAGTTTTCTGCATCCCACCCATAATCCTGGAAGTCCTTGAACATCTGCTCTACAAGGGACGTAGTAGGCACTACAAGAAGGATCTTTTTACCTAATGCCACAAAGTACCTAACAATGGCATAAATCATGAATGACTTGCCAGATGCTGTTGGTGAGATGAGAAGTTTTCTGTTATATCTCAGAGCATCATATACTGCTTCAATCTGATAATCTCTTGGAGTAAAGGTAGTGATGGACTTCATATAATCCTTCACTCCTTCCATTGAAATCATTTCATTGACTTCAAATGGAGGACCGTAAAACTTGTTGTTTGCAAACTGATATGAGTATCCAGCATTCTCACAGAACGCAACAATCTTATCAAGAAGACCTACATAGATCCTCTTGGTTTTCATATTGAACAGATGAACGTATCCATCCCAGTACTTGCTTCTGTACTGAGGCATGAATTTCTTATTGGGAACCTCAAAAGTGAATCTGTCCCTCAACTCATACTCAATGTGAGGTTCAGTTTCAATCTTGAGGTAAACTTCATTCACCTTCTGGATTGTCAAATCTGCCATAGATATAGATTCTCTTAAAGGTATTTATTACCCCAATCCAGAAGAGAATCTCATGAATTCGATAGCATTCTTGATTTGATATGTTCTGTTGGTAACTTGTTTGAGAATATTCTCAAGATACTCCAACATAGTATCATAGTAATCAATTTTGAGAGAAGCATTTGATAACTTCTCATCAGCATCCAAATATTTGGTCATTGTATCCTTGTCTCTAATTTTCTTAGGAAAGGGATTGTCAATGTAAACTTCTGGGTCTGCTTTACCTGAGAAGTATTCATACCTCTCATGTCTGATGTTCTTTCTTTGTTGTTCTGCTTTCTTTCTCAGCAGAAGTATGTTGTTGTACAATTCATAATATTTTGCATGGAGGATGGGGATGTTCAAAGATTCAGTATGTAGATTGTCTGGATCTATCTTTGCATCTTCTGACCACATCCTCTGAATAGTGTCAAGGTCAACCATAAATTATGTGCAAGGGTTACAACTGATTTCACGTATATTGTAGATAGTATACTTGAAAGTGACCTCTGCTGTAAAGTATTCCACATCAGTTTGTGTAGCATCAAAGTCAAGTGTGGTCAAGTTGACTGGGAACAAATTTTCAAAAATGACTTTGAACTTTGCATTTTGCATTGAGTCCAAAACAGTCAGTGTTCCGTCTGAATACAGATTCAGTTGTGTTTTGTCTGGTTGTACAAGATCATAATCTTCTCTCTGGAAATCATATATCTCTTGCAAACTGTCTGGGAATGCAGTACCTCTCATCCAGTTTTGGATTTCCATATAGTTCTCAAGATTTTCATCAACTAAAAATCTGATGGTCAAATCCTCAAAGTCCATCACAGTTCCTGGAAGAGGAATGTGCTTCAGATAAGTATTCATCTGTGCTTCAGGGAAGTTGAGCGCAGGAAGATTCACTGCACTACCAAAGAATGCCAACTTTGGTGCTCTATTCACTTGAAACCTAAAACCTGTAGGTGTCAGAAAGTTTCTATTTGTAATTTGACCTTTTATTGGTTTCTTCGTTGCCATGGTATCTTTTTTAAGTATTTAGATGTAGGCATAAAAAAAGAGGGGTCTCTTGACCCCTCCAGTAAACTCTTGTGAGTATGAATCACATGAGGTTCTTGACAGCAACTCTTCTGTAGTATCTGTTGCTGTTAACTCTGAGTCTACCCAGACCCTGATCAATGCCCTCAGCAAATGGGTTAGCAACCAGACCATATCTGGTCTTGAAGCCAATCTTAGGCTGGAAGCTGTTCTCACCAACGGCACGAACCATTTGGAGAGGAACATATGGGCAGTAGAACAGACCTGCATCATAAGGGGAAGAACCCTTATAACCTACAACATAGTACTGGTTACCTGCATTGGTTGCAGTGTTAGCACCTGCCAGGTTAGCAGCATATGGGTCAATGTAAACTCTGAACTTACCATTGATTGTACCAGCAAAGGTGTTGCCAGTGTCATCAACATTCAGGTTTGCATTCAGTGCAGGGGTGTAGTCCAGGATGCCTGCCATGGTGAGTGCAGAAGCAACATCAGCAGAACAAAGGACGATGTTGCCCTTTCCTCTACGAGTTCTCTGTGCAATAGCATTTGCATCTCTTTCGATCTGGAACAGAAGTCCTTTGAACTTCTCAACAGACCATCTACCATTGGAGTCAATATCCAGGTCGAATACACCAGCAGTTGCAGTGTTGGAAACAGCACCTTGCTCAGCAACCTTATAGATGGTTCTGATAACTTCTCTGTTGATCTCAGCAAGGATCTCAGTGGAGAGAATGTTAGCAAGTTCTGCTTCTGCATTCAGACCATGAATTGCCTTCAGGTCTTGTGCAAGCTCAAGGCTGTATTCTGCCTTCAGTGCTCTTGACTTTGCAGTTACAGTGACTTTCTCAATCGAGAATGCCATCTGGTTGAATGCATCATCACCTGTGCCTGACAGGTTCTCTGCATCACCAGTAACCATGCCCTGACCAACGTCATAAGCAGTGGAGGTTGCAGTGCCAACAGGGTTCAGAACTGATGGGTTGGTGCCTGACTGAGCAGTTGTACCAATACCAGCATCAACATCAGAGAAACCTGCTGTGAGATCGAATCCAGCATTCTGACCAGAGAATGCAGAATCAACTTCATTGTAGAATGTCTCAGATCCAGACTGATTCTCATATCTGGAACGCATTGCAAAGATCAGTCCAGTAGGACCATTCATTGGCTGAACACCTGCCAGGTCATATGCAACCAGGTTAGGCATTGAGCGTCTGATCAGTGAGATCAGAACAGGGTCGAAACCTGCAACAGGACCAGCAGGCTCAGCACCACCACCGAAACCACCTGAAGCACCAGCAGCATTAGCGCTGTTGGTTGGGGTTTCCATCAGGTTGATACCTGAGTTAAATGCTTGCTCTTCCTTAAGGAATCTTTCTTGGTTTTCCAGCAGGACAGCGGTTACTGCTCTTCTGTGGGAATCTCTGATTGGATCAAGACCCTCATAGTCGAGAAGTGGACTCCACTTTTCCTGCAGATGCTCTGATTGGAACATTTGCTTTTACCTCTATAAAAAAGTTAGTTGTTTGTTTGAATTAATGTTAAATTCAGTTCTGTCTAAATGCACCCAGGCTTCTGAGATATGCATCCATACCACCTGCTTGTGGAGCAGGGGTGCTGTCTACACCCTCTGACAGAGTTTGGGGTGCTTCCGACTTAGTAGCAGGAGTTCTGGAGAAGTATGACTCCTTCAGAGTTTCCAGCTTTTCACGATATTCTTCTTCACTTTCAAACTCAACACTTTCGGCAAGTGAAGCGAGCTTCTCTTTCTGAGAAAGTGCAAGACCCTCTGAAACGGAATCAAGGATTCCATCAGCAACTGACTCTGCCAGGCGCTGGTTGAGGGAGATGTTCTTCTCAATCTGCTCGTTGAGTTTTGTCTCCATATCATCAAGTTTTTCTACCATGCTCTCAAGCACATCATATTTATCTTCAGGGATTGTTACATAATGTTCTTCAAAAAGACCCTTCATTCCTGAAAGGAATGATTCAGTCATTTCAGTCTTAAGTCCATGCTCAACTGCAAGAGCATTTTCTACCATCCACTCTTCAGCAACATATTCAAGGTAGGCATCAACTCTGTCAGTGAGTTCTTCCTTAAGACCTTCTTTTGCTTCATCCAGTTTTTCAGCATACTGGACTTCCAGTGCTTCTTGGATTTCTTGTACTTTAGAATTCAGAGCAGCTTCAAAGACCATCTTTGCTTTTGCTCTGAACTCCTCGGAGAGTTCTTCACCACCAAGGAGAGCATTGACATCTTCTTCAATGTCATATGCTTCTTCTTCTACAGTTTCTGCTTCTGCAACGACTTCCTCTTCAGAGATCTCTTCCTCTTCAGTTTCAATCTCTTCCTTAGCCATCTTCTTCATTGGCTCAGCAGCCTTTGCACCCTTATTGACTACATCACTGACAGTTTTGATCTTAGGCTCTCTGAGCTTTGCAGAATCATCATCAGGTCTGTAGTTTTCTGGAGTAGGTCCACCCAGATCCTCATAGGATCCAGATTGACCAGGGGTGATGTTAGCGACACTACCTTGTGCCTCAGCAGGCTTGGCGTTCGCATTCACAGCAGTCTTAGATTGCTCCATTTCTTGTAAATCTCCACGAGACATTTGAACTCTCCGATTAACCTATTTTAATCTATATTTATTTATAAATTAGAAACCTTTACAGGTTATTGAGAAAATCATTGAATAATTCAATTTTCTTCTCATCTAATTGTCTTTGTGTAACTAAAGTGTTAATTTGTTTGTATGTCTTTTGAGCATACTTCTCACGAAGGATGCCTCCATCCCATACCCACTCTTTACCTTCCATGATGCCTTCAACAAAAGCATCAGGAGCAGAAGGATCAGCAACAATATCAGCAGCAGTTGCTAACATGAAATCATCGCCTACTATATTTACACCTTCTCTGGTAGGTCTCAGTGAACCAATACCTCTTGAAGATACTCCGAGTCTTACACCTTCACCAATAAGTGATTCTGCAATCTTACCCATTGGGGTGCTGAGAATCTTTGCCTTACCAATAAAGTTTGAACCGTTTTCCTTGAGGGAAACAATCTTGTGTGAAACTCTATCAAGGTTTACAGTTGGACCATCAGGATGACCCAACTCACCAAGAGCTCTTCCTGCCATAACATGATTTTCATTGTATCTGGCAACTTCTCTTCTGAGAGTTTCCATTGGATACATTCTGCCATTTCTGTTCTTGAGATCACCTTGCAGGAAGATGCCCTCAATGAACATGGATTTTTTACCGTTCTTTTCTTCAACGATAAAATCAACTGATTCGATTTCTTCTCTGATTAGTTTCATTGGTGATCTTATGAATCTTGGACTTGTTGAATAAATGCAGTTCCAGTACCACTATTAGTTTTTACTGCAACTTTGATTGATTTTCTCAATTCTGCATAAGGTGCAGTAAAAGTAGCTGGATTGCCAGTACTTGAATCATGATCAATGGTAACTCTGGTGTTGTAATAACCACCTACATTTGAAGTGGTATTCACATCAGTCAGAATTTTGTGTGTAAAATCATAATCTGACTGACCATTCACTGTTAAAGTGACTGCATCGCCAATAGCAAAAGGACAACCAGTACCCTCAGGGAAGTCAATAATTGTTGTAGAACCTGTGGTAATACCAACTACTCTTTGAGAAGTAATTGGTCCAATAGTAATTGTCTCTGGTTCATTTTGAGAGACATAGTAATTTTCATTTGTTGGGGAAGGATTAGTTCCAATAGCAACAAAAACTCCTGCACCTTCAGCCACTACTCTAATAGCATCTGATTGTTGCGATATGGCAGATGTTGTAGTAACACCTGTACTTGTTGACAAAACTGTATTAATCCCAACGGGTTTTAGTGCAGCCATTATTTTAAATTACAATAGTCCTATAGTAGTTATTTATTATTTACTCTTCCTCAGTTGTATCCAGATCTACATCAGATTCAATCTCTGTTTGTGGTTCTGCATCAAAATCTACATCATCTCCAAATAAAGATGCTGCAACAGTTGGTCTGTATGCATCAACATTAGCAGCACTCTTTTGGAAGAGAATATCTTTGATTTGATCGCTGATCTGTGAAGAAGATCCGTCCTTGATCAAAAGGTCCATCAGGTCATCCATGTTATCAAAATCCTATGACTTGAACTTATTTATATTTCCCCACCAGCAGGGGTTTCAGGTGGCTCTGGATCTTTTGGTGATTCAGGTGCTGCCATTGCATTAGCACCTCCAGGTTGTGGAGCACCAGGTTCCATCATGACCGCATTTGGATCAGGAATGATGCCCTTTGCAATTTCTTCTTCAATCAACTTATCCTGCTCAATGATTTCCTCATCAGTTTGACGAAGGATCTTTCTTCTTACATAATCTGCAGAGTAGTATCTTCCAACATATGGGTCTACAAGTTGAGCAATATTGACTCTTTCTTGCATCAATTCTGCTTCTTTGAGTTCTGCAAAATGGTTATCATACAGGAAGTCATACTGAATATGATCAGACATTACTTCCCAATCTTCTGGGGTTACAATGTTCTTCAGGAGAAGTTGAGTTCTGAGCATATCATCAAACATTGCTGAGAATCTCTTTCTCATTCTTCCAACAAACTTGGAGAACTTGACTTCATCTCTCAGAATCTCAGAAGAACGACCCAATGAGAATCCACCATCTCCCTGAATTCTTGTTTCAGGAACATTCAGAGATCTATAAAGTTTCTTCTGGAAGTAGTTGATATCAGTAATTTCACCAAGGTTTTGACCACCAGGAAGTGTGGTGATTTCAGTTCCTCTACCACCTTCTCTTCTTGGTAACCAGAAGTCCTCCATCATGGACATGAACTTCTTATCATCACGCATTTCACCAGTGTTTGCATCATAGACAAGTTTGTTTCTATAACGCATCATGACATCACGCAGATATTGTTCTGCCTTCATCTTGGGCAGATTACCAACATCAATGTAGAAAATTCTTCTTTCTGGTGCTCTTGAAAGTCTGTAGATAACAAGAGAGTCCTCAATCATCATCAATTGATTGAGTGGTTTAATTGCTTTGTGCAACCATGACAAAGTTGATCCCTTATTTCTATCTACCAGACCAGAGGTGCAATATGTGATAGAATCACGAGTCATTTTGACTCCCTTTTCTTTTGATCCATATCCATAACCACCACCTTTTCCAGAATCTGGATTGTAGATGAAGTACTCTTCAATTTCTGGGAAGTTATATCCACCACCTTCAGAATCTTGTGCTTGTCTTGTCATAGCCAAGACACTATCTTTTCCTCTCTTCTTGACCTGACGAATATACCTCATCTTAGAGGCATCAATATATCTCAGTTCTTGAATTCCATCATGAGGATTCTTTTGGTCAATGACTTTATTGTAGTATAATCTACCATCAATATACCAGTTTCTGAAAATCTCATGTGCTTTCTTATCAAAATCAAGCAGTTCTAAGATATATTTGAACTCTTCTCTAATTCTTTTCTTTAGTCCATCACTTGCATTGAGATTAGAAAGTTCAATCTCAACAGGACTATCATTAGTATCTGCTACAATTGCTTCATTTACAATATCTTCAATTGCACTATCACATTCTGGATAAAGTGACATCTGACGATATCTTCTGATCAGATCTGTTTCAGTTTTATATACTCCTTCAATATCAACATACGAACCAAAGAACCCCGAACTGACGTAGTGTTCATTACCATCATTGTTATTTGGTGGTACTGGGGATACTACGCCAGGTGGGGTTCTTTCTGAATCTTCAATGGAGAATCCAAATAATCTCGCCATATCAATATTATACTAGAAACAACTGTTCTAATTATTTATCACTCAATCAAAACTTCCCCTGCATTAGTTCCATTGGACTCCAGTGAGTTACCAATGGTGAAGTACTGAACCTGGAAGGTAATTCCAAATTCTTCAATTGCATTCTCATTATCATAGCTCAGATCAATTGCATCAATGTTAGTTGGGAAGATGTCATAGAACTTGTAGGTTCTCAGAACTGATGACTGACCACCAGAGTTGGTTTGTGCAAATGGAACTGCACCTCTTCCAAGTTGCTGAACATATGCATCAGTCATGTATGAAGTTGGATTGGTGACACCAGTAGCATCATCCAACTTGCTCAGAACATTCATCCATCTCTCAAATGCTGTTCTCAGTTTGAAGTCCTCATCATTGATGACTGTAACTGTCCAGGTATCAAAGCTTCTGTCACCAGCAACTTTGAGTGTTCTACCTCTGAATGGAACTGTTACTTCTGAAATGGTTGAAGCAGGAAGTTGTGCTGCCTTGCAAAGGAACTTGAAAGTTCCATTCTCACCATCATCTCCACCATTCCATGCATCAGAAACAGATGCTGGGAAAGAAGGGATTGAAACTTCAAATAGATTGGGGCGGGCACCACCACCCGCCAACTTTGATTTGAATTGTGATAGAGTTTTAGTCTCTGCCATTTTTAGGTCCTCCTATTGTTATGTATTAATGATCAAACAGTTCCAACAACTTCTTCAAATGCAACACCAGTTCTGGTTGCAACGAAGGTCAGAGTGATGTAGTTGATTGACTTAGTTGGCTTCAAGTAAATATCAGCTCTGAACTCATTATTATCAATCACATCAGGAGTATTATTTGTTTCATCACAAACAATCAGGAAGTCATAGATTCCTCTCTTTGCCTGAATGTCTCTGAGATAAGGTTCAACAATATTGACAAAGTTTGATCTTGTGTTAGCATCATTCAGTTCAAAGAGTTGTGCATTTGCTGCACCCTCAAGTGCTTGCTCAACTGTGAGGAACAATCTTCTAACATTGATTCTGTCAAATGCAGATGCATATGAAAGACCAGTTTTATCACCAAACAGAACAATTCCAGTTCCTCTTTGAGTAATGATGGAGTTGATTCTGGAGGAATAGAGAAGATCTCTTTGTGCCTTGGTTGGGTTGTATGCAAGTTTGATTGCATTGTTCAGAACACCTCTTTGCTGTCCAGCAGGTGAGAACCATGGGAAAGCAACAATGTCAGTTCTGACCATCAGACCAGCAATGTCTCCATTGGTTGGGATGTATCTGAACTCATTATTGAATCTATCATAGGTGTACTTGTAACCTGCATCAAACACTGCATAAGATGAACTTGTCAGTGGTGCAAAGAACCCAAGAACATTGTTTGTCTGAGTTGTTGTGTTGGTTACATCAACAACATTTGCTCTGTGTGGGGAGATTGTAGCAATACAATCCTTTCTGTTCTCAGCAATAGAAATTACCAAGTTTGCTTTTGCTTGTGATTCTGCTTCAGAAGCAAGACCAGGACCCATCAGCAAGAAGTCAACTGCTTCCTCATCTTTGTTTGAGAAGAGGTTATAGGAAGTTTGGAGATTTCCAAGAGTTGCAGTGTATCCACCAGAAGTTGTGTAGTTCTCACCACCACCCAGAGTGTAGGTGACAGCACCAAGTGAACTATAAATTACATCCTGTGCATTTACACCCCATACACCTTGTGCTGTAGTTCTTGCTGACCATGAACCAGCAGTAGAGAATCCAGCAGCAATTGGTGTAGTTCCCCAGAATCCATCAGTATCATTTGATGGATTGAATCCAGCATAGACATACTGTGAATTATCTGCAATGTAATTCTTGTAGTATGACTTTTGAGGTGCATTTCCATCTTGAGTTGCATCAAGTGCCTTAGAAAGGTTCAGATGCTTCTCAAGAATGTTGCCTTGGATTCCAGTTACAGATCCATCATCATCAATGACAACAACGTGAATGGTGTCATTTCTACCATTTCTGGAAGAAGAGTAGTTGCTTGTCAGTGGTTTTGGTGCCAAGCTCTTCCAGTAAACTGTTGAGTTAGTCAGACCAAGTGTTTGTTGATCATACCAATCAGCAACTGTTACAGCAGTGAAGGAAGAATTTTCAACTGTTCCTTCATTATTTCTGAAGACCAAAGCATCGCTTGCTTCAAATGATCTTCCAGCATCATTCTGTGCATAAGTGATTGGGTAAACAGTACCTGCTGTTGATACCCTTGCAGTAATTGCAACATTGATTGTGCTATTTGAGTTTACTGCATCAGTGGAAACACCAGTGATGATACCCTTGAGGTAACCATTGAATTCTGATGTTGAACCAGCACCAGGAATAACCAAACCTGACAGTGCAGTAGTGACAGCATAACCAACTGTAGCACCAATGCCTGCAGGGTTTGTGGTTGCAATTCCAATAACCTGGTCAGCAGCATTGTCAATAACTGCTACCTTCAGGTTTCTTGCCCATCTACCAGGTGTTTTTGCTGCCCAGCTGAAGTTTGTTGCAGTTTCGTAATTGGTCTTATAATCATCATAGTTCTTGATCTTCAGAGTGGTGGTTGAAGCAATTCCAACACCAGCATTAGCATTCTTCAGATCGTCATCATCAGTTCTAACTACCTTCAGAACACCACCATATGAGAGGTATTCTCCTCCAGTCATCCAGTACTCATACTGGCGATCAGTGGAGAGTGGTTGCCCGAAAGTGTTGAGATACTGCTGTTGAGTATTGATCTGTACAACTTCATCTACAGGACCAATCTCAAAAGGACCAGCGATAGCACCAATGTTATCTACAACATTCGCAGCTCTCCCTACTGTTAAATCAACCTCCCTGATTCTTACACCAGGAGATAATTGAGGAGTCGCCATGTTTTTCTCCTTAAATAGTCTCAGTTTATCTGAAAATATTTAGGATTTTGGGTGTTTTCAGTGGGGAAATATGTGGTGAACTACCAATCTGGATAGGACCAATCCACAAATGGTGTAATCTTCTTTCTTGACTCCACAATTCTGTTTATAGTACACTCTTTGCACTCATAAGAATAGGAAGAAGCAACTGGTCCTCTGTCCTTTCTTGTTCTGTAAAAACTATCTATAAGGTTCTTTACTTCTCCACATACTCTACACTTTCTATCATTGAGAAGTAGATGACCTAATTTGATTTGACCATCTAAGTCCATTACATATACTCCCACATGTATGATCTATCACCATACTCATCAACATGCCATCTATCACCATCAGCATCAACAAAACTATTGTCATCTAATCCATCAGAAACAAATCCAAATGGTGCCATATCTTGCTCAATCTGATTCTTTTGTTCCTCATAAATTCTCTTTCTGACATCTTGGTCAGTGAGTTCTTTGAAATAGTCCTGAGCAACTAACCAGGCATAGATAACCAGACACATCGCAAGGTCATCATTGCAACCTTCTTCTGCCTCAAAGGAGTTGTGTTTAGAAACAAAGGTTGTTAGTTCTGAGATGGTATCATAATCACATATGAGAAGTTTATTCTCCTCAATCATTGTCTTGAGGTTGAGGGATCCAACCTTTTTCACAGTCTTGGACATTTTGACGCCAAGTTGTGTTTTCTTACCAGAGAAACCTTGCCCAACAATCTGACCTGCTCTACCTCTCATTGAGCACATCAAAAGGTTCTGATACTCAAGATCATATTGGAGAATTGCTGCTACCTGATCTCCAACATCATTGACTTCACAAAGAATAAATGCTTCATTATAATTCTTTGCTACCTCATAGATCACACTTGGGAATAGCATAGGTTTGATTTCATTGTCCCTATACTTTGCTACCATTTTATGAGGGAAATTACTGATGTCTACAACAGTAAATGCAGAGTAGTCACCACCAACTCCTCTTGCAACGTCAACTGTCAATAAGTAATCATGTCCTGCTCTGACTTTCTCATAAACATCTAATCCTGCATTTTGGGTTAGAGGATTTTCATAAATGAGAGATCTAAGTTTTGATGGCGCAATCAGAGTATCAACAGATCCAAGGAATTCACACTCAAACTCAACTTTGAACTGTGCTTCTGATGTGTTCTTGATTGTTTGTTCCTTCCAAACTTCATCTCTTCCTGGAACTTCAGACCAGTGAACATCTGTAGGAACATATTCATTATTACCTCTTTCAGCATCATGCCACATCCTATAGAAGTGGTTCATGCCATGAGGCGTTGAAACTATGATGACTTTTGTGCTTTTACCAGAAGTAATAGTAGGATAAACAGATGCAAAGAAGGAGTCAGCGATGTGATTAGGGACGAACGCGAACTCATCGAGAAAGAGGATATTGAACGACATGCCTCTGACAGCACTCGCAGATGTAGAAGCTGCCAATATCTTACTGCCATTTTCTAACTCCAGTGAACCTTTGTTCCATGACAGGATACCCTGCTGCATCCACTTGGGCAAGTTTTCATATGCAATTTGTAACCTACTAAGTAGTTCTCTTGCAGTAGATGCTTTGTTTGCCAGGATGCCAATGTTTACGCTGTCATTGAAGATTGCATAGTGTAGCAAAAAAGATACCACAGTTGTGGACTTACCAGTCTGTCTTGGCATCTTACAGATGTTGAATCTTTCCTTGTGGAAGTTACTAATCAACTTTTCCTGGAAAGGATACATCTGGAATGGTTGAAGACCATGATCCAGAGTCACAATCTGAACATAGTTTTTTGCAAAGTAAACTGGGTCTTCTTTGCATTTGATAAATTCTTGAATCTGCTCTTGAGTAAACTCAATGGCAGTATTTGCTTTTTTTAGATTAGGATTACCAAGATAAATGTCAGCATTACTCATAAAAAATTACCTACTAATTTCTTCCCAGTCCATTGAGGCATAAACTTCTTCACTACTTGATATTGGAGATGCTGCGACAACAAGTGTTAGTTCATAAGGAGTTCCAGTTAAACCATTTCTTTCTAACTGGAACTTAAATAGTGCTTCCTTTAGAATATCAACTGTTGCCGAAGATTGGTTGTTAGATGAGAAGAATCCAGATGCTAATATTCTACCTCCAGTTATGCCAGTTCCATTTAGTTTGTACTCAATCGCACTATCATTACCAGCACTGGTCCAGGTTCCTCCAGTAGTAGTTCCTGATGCTCTTACCTGCCAATTGTAATAAATTCCATTATTAACACCCATCAAAGAAAGAGCAGTCAAGATTACAATAGCATCTAAACGATCTGGAGATGATTTCAATCTTATACTAATTACTGGATAAAAAGTTCCAGCAACGGACATACTATATGGTGATGTAATTGGTGTTCCTACAGCTTGTTGTAATCCACGCAACTCATAACCACCTTCAGAAATTACAGTAGAACAAACTTGTTTGAGAGTGCTGCTACTTGTAGTAATACCTGTATTGGCAATCTCATATCTTAGAGGAAGTGATGCTGTTGTAATATAAGTTGATTCAATTAAGTTTGCGTGATGGAAAGAGTGGCAGTGAATCATCACTCCATTAATTACAAATCCCATTCTGACTGTACCAAGTCCTAACCACTCAATATCCATCCAAAGAATTTGTGCTTTGGTTTTATCTAAAGTAATTCCAGAAACTCCAGTACCATCTAACTTATCAA